TAGGACTCTCTTTTTAAGGAGTAAATATAGGGGGGGGTAAATTTACAATAACCTAGTTAACAGACTGACTCTGTTCAGGATTGTTATTGCAAACGCCTTTGCAACAACCGGGGTTATTGTTGCAACAACCCCGGAACTTTCCTGCGCGGCTTTTGCAATAACCTACCCGTTTGCAATAACCCCGGCCCGATATCGCACGCCGGGACGGCCACCCTTGCCGGTCTGAATGGCCGATGTGATCTGTTCCGTCGACATCAGATATTTCATCGCACCGTCGAATTCTTGGTTCTTCGCCGATGCAATGCCGCGCTTGCGGCGCAACACTGAGAACGCGATTCCATCGTCACCAGCGTCCGTGATCGTCAGATGGATCAGCTTGTGCAATGTTTCGAATTCCGATGACGACATGTGCTTGCGCACGCCGTCGTCGATCATATCAATCGACCTCTGCACGATGGCATAGGCCCATTCGATGTCATCGATTTCAACCACCGGCCGGGCTGCATCACGCCCCAGCGCGCGAATGGTGGCGATCTTCAACGTCTGTTCGGCGGTGCGGCCGACGATGCCTTCATAGTCTGGCTTCTCAATCATGAATTCGAGTTGCCAATCCTCAATCCATTTCCACCGCGCGTGTGCACCGATGCCCCATTCGCATTCATGCATCTTCGGCATTTGTTTGGAGTCGCGTACAGCAACAGCAGCCACGTTGCCAGTGGTCGGCGCGGCCAGATATGCGCTCTTGAGAGCTTCTATCAGCAGCTTGGGTGCCTTCAAGAGCGACTTACCTTCTTGGCGACGAGGTTGAACAGTGGCACCGATAATTGTGAGCCGGGCCATGAATCCGTCACCAAAGTTGGACTCGGTGATACCGGCGTAAAACTCAGGCGGTGTCGACATCCCAAGCATTGACACGGTCGGGAACCATATTGGTTCGCCGCTGGAATCCTTCTTATCGTCGGCTTTCTCTTTGCCGGTCCATACGGATGTTGACCGGCTGTAGAGTTCCAGCAACGACTTACGGATTGATCTTGACCACGATTGAGCATTACGACCTGTCATTCCCTGAAAGAGTACGCCGACCTCATCGAACGGCATGACGAAACACGGCCGACGACGTACCGTCTTTTCAATTGCACTGTCGCTGGTGACATCATTCGGCCCGATCAACCAAGACATCTGCGATGTGTGCCCCAGCATTTCGATTGCCCGGCGTGGATGATCCTTGCCGAATCCTGGCCCTGCAATCCCAACCATGTAAATGTTCAGCCCTAGACCGGACGGCGTCACATACCGCCTGCCGAAGAATGCTGCCAAGAAAGTGATTGCCGCTATCGTCGCGAATTCCGGTACCGGCGCGCGGGAAGTATCCAATATCCATTGTGTTATTTCTCCGATGAGTCCGCCTTGTGCGGCGACGTTGAAAGGGTCGACGGTGCCACGGGGGGCACGAACGAAGTTCGACTTATCGTCTGGTACGTGCTCCCGTACAGGATCAGGTTCAACATGTGGGGCCGCATCAGGTGCAACCAAAGTTTTCGCAATTTTTTCTGCCTTAGCCTGTGAGCGCGCAATGAGTCCAGCGATGTCGTATCCATCATCTATCGCATCTTTCATACCGAGTTGATCGCGAAGCCATTGCGTGGCCGTATACATGTCGGCGCTACTGGCCAGCATCACGATATCAATAGGCGTGTGCGAGGTGCCACCGCCCCAATCCTTGATGCCATCCTTGTGAAATGACAGGTTCGCATTATCGACATCGCGCCAGTTGGCCACGGCCCGATAGCCATTGCGACCGCTACGCTTGCAATCCTTCAAGCCAAGGGCTGGCACCCATGCTGGCAGGTTCAGCAGTGCGGTATTGTTGACCTCACGCCAGTATGTGTCACCGTCACTTCCTATCAATTGGTGATGATGTTCCTCTGGCTCATAGCCGAACGGTCCAAGCACGCGCGCCAGTTCTTCCGCGATGTTGTCGGGCAACAGCGGCAGTTGATCTATCGAAACAGTTTCAAGAGTTTCACTGCCGAGCCAATGGTATGCCTGCCCCGTATCGGGGTGTATGGTTGGGGGCAAGACGGTCTGGCGGCCGTGTGCCAGCAAATCCACCACTCTCGTTTTTCCGATGCTGAAAGGCGCTGATACGATGGCAGGGCTACCCCGATAGAAAGCACTAAATCCCTTGTTGCCACGTTTCTTGACCTCGCTGTCAGGCAGCACGCTTTGCACCGCCATAAGATATTCCTGATCGTCAACGTCGACATCTATAACCTTTAGCTGATGATCGATAGCCACGCACACGCCAGCATCTGGCCAGCGGTCCCAGATTTCGGTTTCAACAGCGGTTGGCACGCGGTCACAGAACCGCTGCCACTCCGAAGTGCCGTACCAAGTTTTCATTTGAAAAACGCCCGGCCGCTTGGAACCGGGCATGATCGGAATCGCGCTATAGCCGTTGTCGACTAGGCGCGCTCCGATCTTGCTGTAAGGTGATGTCACTAAGTCACTTTCATTTCTGACAGGTAGGCAGACAGATGCCGCGTGTTATCCAACACCGACATGATTCCACCGGCAATGTTGTTGCTCATGTTGTTGACTTCGTAGCGGGCCAGACGCCGCCACGACGTGATCTTTACTGTGATCGCCACTTTGGTGTCGCCGTCATCGACGGTGATTGTTCGTGTTCGTTTCATGCGGCAATAACCCCAAGTATGATAATGATAGCCACGACTGTGATCGCCGCTAATACGATCTGACCGGTGGTCGGTCCACGCGGTCTGAATCCGCGCTTGGCAATCGCAGCCGCTTCCGCATATGACATCGGCGACTGTTGTTTGAGCCAGTTTTCAAAGTCTTTCATCATGCGTATCCAACAACTCGATCATGTAACGTCCGCTTAGATCGTTTCTTATCCGGTTCACCGCGCTTGATACGATCAGCACGACGTTCTCTCATTTTCCGCAACTGTTCCGAACTGGTTTTGATAATCTTGTTTCCGCGTAACGCGGTCACTTTGGTTTGGCGCATGTCGTTCGGGGCCGGTATCAGCAGTTTTTCTTCATCCGAAAGCTGATCCCATGTATCAAGCGCGATCAGATCGTCCTTGATACGTTTTGGCGTATCAGCCTGCCAACGATAGCCACCGAAGCTGAAACGAATATGTCCAGCATCAACCCAGAATTTTGTAACAGCCTTGCCCAATGCTTCGTATGTCCCTCGATATCCAGTGCAAACATATTTGCACAACGTAGTGTCGCACGGCTTTCGTTCTTCCATGTCGCTCTGTTTTGGTTTCATGAAAAACGCAATCTTTTTTACAGTCTTGTTGTTGACGGCCATTATCGTTTCTCCAGTTGGGTTACAAACTTAGTCCATACGTCCAACACTTGCCGGGCCGCGCGGCGGATTTCATTATCCGGTATGCCGTCAAATTCGGCGTGATCTATTGATTGTCTGGCGGTGAACAGAAAGAATTCTTTTTGTTCGGCCGGTGTGTTTTCCGTGCACTCATTTTCGTCAAGATCAGGTTCCGACTGGTCCGGCGTGCCGGATCGCTTGGAACTTCGTCTGTTATTTCGGGCTTCATCATCATCTGCTTTTAATCGTGTGCCGTTCGAATACGCGATCAACCTGTTTGCTTGGCCTTTACCGACCGTGGAATATTTGGCCAAGAACTCTGGCCACGTATATTGCCGGTCGTTCGGGTCTTGCGCTTGAATCAGAGCTTTAGCTTCGGCAAGAACGCAACCGGCCGAGATATGGCTGTTATCGCCCCTTGTAAAGAGAACTTGGGCCTTCTCACCGAGTGCAACTATCTTGCCATTGACGACATCATTTGCCATCACATCGTTTCCTTTAATCGTTCCATCGCCCCGCGCATCGATACTTCATAGCCGGTCATGAACTTCGCGAAGAACGCGATGAACTGAGTTTCGCTTAATCGAGCGAGGTCCGTGATCCCGATGCTATCCAGATACTGGCCAGCCTTCGCACCACCGGCCAACATCGATTCCGTTTCGAACGCGTCGAATGTTTTTCTGGCCATGGTGCCTGCGACCTTGCTGAATGGATTGCACGCCCAACAATTCCAGCGAATGGGATGGTTGCGCGATTCCGCGCGGCCGATATTGTCGTGCCGGGCTTTGCAGATGAAGCACACGCCGATGAAGTTAAGCGGCGTTGGCATTGTTGAAACCAGACATATTCACCGCGACATCACGCTTTGCAGCTATCGCGTCTTCTAGGTCGATCTGACCTGCCAGTTCATCATTGTCATTCGCCGCAGATTGTGCGGTGAACCGCTTCGCAATGTCCGCAAGGTATTCCGCTTCCTGTTCGATCAGGTAACACGTAAAGCCTTCCAACAGCGCCGCTTCGCCTGTGGTGCCGCTGCCTGCGAACGGATCAAGGATAACCCCGCCCGGTGGCGTGATGAGGCGGCACAGATAGCGCATCAACGCTACCGGCTTGACGGTCGGATGCTTTGAGCCGTTGCGGTCGATCTTGTTGGCTTTGGCCTGATAGAAGAACCGGGCTGCAGACCCTTCATCACCAAACGAGTCTTGTCTTGGATTGCGAGCATAGTTCTTGCCGCTCATTGAGCCGTTTTCACTTTCGGCCAGCTTATGATACGTGAGAAGTTTTCCACTTTTCGTATATGGAAACGCCGCCACGACCTCATCGCTGCCATCGGTGATGACGTTGGCGGGAAAGCGGCCTTTGCCGTCATCAAGGATGCGGCCCTGTGCATTCAATCCCGGAAGATTACGCCCCGGTGCCCCGCGCGTGGTGTCTGGTTTTTCACCCGGTACCTTACACCCATCAATATTGATCGCACCAGTTCCCCATTTGAGCACGTTCGCGGCCACGGTCTTTTCCGACAACGGCTTGCGCGCCAGCACAATCGGTTCGTTGGCGGGCTTTAGCGCGGTGCCCCAGCCATCCCAATACTTTGCATCGTCAGTGATCGGGGTATCGTCATCCTTCTCATGATAGCCGCGTTCGATTGCCTCTTGCCGCCACGGCCGATCATCGCCACGCACGGCACCACCAACGAGGTTCGGCGGATTGTTTAAATCCTTAGCGTCAACGCGAATCTGACCGCGAACAGCACCGGCTTGTTTGTCGATGTTTTTCGAAACATCATGCGACTTCGGAAACCCGCTGCCATAGAGCCACTGGATCATGTCGCGCACTTCGAAGCCCGCGTCTTCAACAGCGCATGCCATACGGTGATAGGTGCGTGTCCCTCCAAAACTAAGAAGGTGCCCGCCCGGCTTCAACACGCGCAGGCATTCTTTCCAAAACTCGACTGAGTTGACGACCTCGCCATTGTCCCATGTCTTGCCCATGAAACCTTTAGACGCCCGCATGAACGCTTCATTGCCTTTGGCTGGCGCGCTGCCTGCCTTGCCGAACCGCTTCACAATCGACACCAGCGCATATGGCCCATCGGTGACAATGCTATCAACACTGTTGTCCGGTGCGTCGGCCAGCACCACGCGGTTGTCGCCGCCGAACAACGTGACCTTGCCATCACAAAAACTGTCAATGGAATAGGTCATGTCACCGCCCGATCTAATGGCTTCGCATTCATCACGATCACGTCGCCGTTGCTGTGCACCCTGTATTCCGTCGTGATGATCGGATGCATCGCAGTCGGTGACACGTGATAGCCATGCCGGTACAGCGCCATGATAATGTCGTCGGCGACATCGAAAGGATCACCGTCGAAGCGAGCGGCGATTTCGGCCGCGATGATGCTACGCAACTGCACGGCCCAAATCCTTTATGAAATACAGCGACGGATCACGGCACCATGGCTGTTCGGGTTCGGTCAGTTCGAAACCGGCCTTGACGAAGTTCTGTGCCGAGTATGCATTATCGATTGCGCAATCACCCAACAGATGAGTCCAACCGATGCTGCGCGCCATGTTGATCCGCAGAGTCATCAGCAGCGATTGCAAGCCGTTGCCGCGATGCTCTGGCACAATAAAACATCGTTTGAAGTAGCCGTACTTCTCAACCGGTATGAACGGCACCATGCCAGCGAACCCAACGACCTCATCGTGTTCGTATGCCAGCCACCAGTATCCGTCGCGTAAGTGTTTGATTTGCAGCAGCGGAAACTGCGGCCACTGTGCGTTCAGTCCGACAATCTGTTCGCGCGCCATACGGTTACGACCGGACACCGGAAGAATATAGTATCGGTCATATCTCATGTCGTCACCGTTTGCAGGCAATGGATGCCGTTCGCGCGCCACATGTCGACCACGGCCTGATCGTCCTCGATGGCGATGAACGGGTGATAGCCAAGGTCGATCATCTGGATCAGCATGTCGTGTTTGACCACCGTGGCCTTGCGGTGATCGTGATCGCCGCGCATGAACAGTTCATCGGCTGGAATGTCATTTTCGTCCAGCTTGTCCATCGTCACGTCGCGGTAGGCTTCCGGCCTTCCGGTGCAGAGCACCACGTGATGATCTTTTGCCAGCGCACGCACAAGCATTGCGACCGGCGTGACGACCGGATCATGGCCACAAAGGTCATGAAACGCTGCATAGTCTTTGACAAACGGTTCGATGCTTCCGGCACCGTACTGTTCACTGACGTGGTGCAAGCGGGCGACTGGGTTGAATAGCGTTCCATCAATATCAACAATGGCTGTCATCCTGATTGTCATGGTGAAATCCTTTCGGCCGGGTCGATGATTTCGACAAAGGCAAGGATTTCGCAGCCCTCGCACAGGCCGCCTTCCATATTTTCCCAGACCGCGATTGGATCACCACAGCTTGTGCAGACAAACATGATGTTGTTGCGCGCGTGGCCGCGACTGTCGATCAGATGTGAGTTTTCCATCGGGTGTGTGTCCTGTGATTATGAACACACGCATAAACCGATGGTCGCCGATTAGATAGGAGGTGACCGGTTAGAAAATATCGCGAATGCTCTTTCGCACCAGTGCGACCACCTTGACCTTCGGTTCGTTGATCGGGTCTTTCGGATTGTGCCGCACAATAATGTTGTGCCGGTCATATGCTTTGCTGTTCGAACAGGAATGATATTCGGTGCGTGAATTGTAGACCTTGACCCGCTTCACCGAGCGTTCGACCTGATTTTTCGTATTATAGCGTTCGATCACCACCAACATATTGTTGGCCAGTTGTTCCCCGGTGTCTTCGAATTTGACGCATTGTAATATGTCCTTGTCGAATATCTTGGCATCGGTCATCGAGTCACCCTCGACGAGAAACCCGATCTGGGTTGCATTGGGATATTCGGTATCTGGTACCGTTGGGATGTATTTCAATTCCCCGCTTTCCTCGCCGTCGCCGGTTTCCGTCCACTTGCCAGCCGCAACGGAACCCATGATCGGAAGATGGATCAGGCCATGCTTTGCCACTCGCACGCGACCGTGAGACGGTACCGGTCTCCCGATATATCTTGAAATGATTTTAAGTTCGTCGGGTTTTATCTGGCGAGTTCCGTTCATCATTTTGTAAACTACCGAGCGATCTGTGCCGAATTCTGTGGCCAATCCGATTGCTGATTTTCCGCTTTGTTGCAGTCCTTTAGATAGCCATTCCCGAAAGACGTTTTGCATTTCGATTCCAAACTTGTGCCTGTGATGTGCCGATTTTCTGTGCCGATTTTCTGTGCCGATTTTAGAACCGGTCACCTCCTACCGAAATCGTTGCGACGGCGTTAGTACCTGTCATCGAACGATGATTAGGAAACGCCAAATGCTGACCGTCTTGGAACGCGTGCAACAATTCCGACCTGACATTCAATTCCCAATCGCAAAGCCATCGCCGCCCAAACGATACCCGGTGGCGGTGCGTGAAATGATTGCCGATCTGATTCAACATATACCCGGCATCAGCATCAGCCAGCTTTCCGATGTGACCGGGATGAAACGCGAAACCATTTCCGGGATGATCGACGACTCGATTCCGCGCACCTTGCCGCCGAATGACGAACAGATTGAAAATCCGCCGCCCTCGTTTGAAATCCGATCTGCCAACCATTTGAACATGCTTCGACGGCATCATTCGAGTTCCGGTTATCGCGACGATCCTAGAGCATTAGCCGAGCCGGTTCTGAGCACTATAGCTCACAATAGCGAAAAAACTTCGCCGCATGCCCCGGCCACGCGCAAGGCCGATCAGTCGCATACCGTCGCGCGCCCCATCACCCTCGCAACCACCCCGTTCAATTGGAGAGATTAGGCATGGCTAACAATGAAGACGACTGGGCTTTTTTTCTGGGTGAGGAAGTGGTGGTCGGCACGCAAACCGGCAAGGTCATGGGCTGCCGCACCCATTCTTTCAAACCCGATTCATTCGATATCCAGATCATCAACGACGCCGGGCTGCCGGAAGAACGCGAGTTCTTCGGTTATGCCATCGTCAAAACAAGGAAGAACTGAAATGAAAAATACACCCATCAAGGCCGGTGATTTCGTTTGGGATGTCATCAACCACCGACAATACAAGGTCGACGACGTTCAAGGCGAATATGTCTATCACAATATGGGCTGCACGCTTGACTTTAATCTGGTGATCCTCGCCGCAGCCCCGGTCCCCATCCCGGCCATCGTCGCACTGATTGCCGGTGGCAAGGCGTTGCCATCACACCGTCCACACGTTCATGCCGATGTTGGTTCGGCCGTCACCGAAGCACAGCGCTTGGCGAAGAAACATCCGGGTTCGGAATTCGGCACCTTCGTGTTGAAGAACCTCTCTATCGCGGCTGAACCGGTCGTCAGCACGCGGGCTGCATGATGATCGCACTGGCGGCGGTCTATGTACCCATCACCCTCGATTTCCTGTTCTGGATTCCAATGGTTCTCGGATGCTTGGTCGCATCCGTGATCTTGGTTCTGGTGATGGAAGTCATTTACGATTCACTTTGGAGATTTCTTGAATGGCTAAAAGCATCGCGTCTCTGAACAGCACCAAATCGGACAAGCCGCCGATTTGTTTGCTGTACGGAGTCGACGGCGTCGGCAAGACCTCGTTGGCCGCCGAATGGCCCGACCCGATCTATCTGCATACGCAAGGCGAAGAACCACCGAAGGGAGTCGAACTGTTTTCGCCCGGTGACGACAAGGACGGCACCACCGCGCTCAAGTCGTATGACGAACTGATCGACATCATCGGTGAACTGGTAGTGCAACCGCACGAATTCAAAACCGTCATCATCGATTCCGTTGACGGCCTTGAACCGCTGGTGTGGAAGGCAACCTGTCAGCGACTGTCGACCAACGACAAACCGATCATGTCGATTGAAGAACCCGGTTACGGCAAGGGTTACATCGAAGCCGATACCGAGTGGCGTTACCTGCTCGACGGAATCCTGGCTCTCAAACAGGAAGGCGTTGCCGTGGTGTTGTTGGCACATCCTGAAATCGTGCGCTTCGATTCACCGGTCAGTGATCCCTACAGCCGTTACGGCATCAAGTTGCAGAAACGCGCCAGCGCGTTGTTGCGTGAGAAATCCGACATCGTCGGGTTCATCAACTACCGCACCACCATCAAGGAAAAGGAGGTTGCCCGGCAGACCAAGGTTGCCCATGGCGAAGGCGGCGGCGACCGGCAGATTCATCTTGAGGAACGCCCCGGCTTCCTTGCGAAGAATCGATACGACATGCCGAACATCGTGCCGTTCAAATTGTCGAAGGGCTACGCCGAACTCTCGAAGCACTTTCCGGCACCATACAACAAACAGAAAGCAGCCTAATGGCACAATTCAGATATTCGATCGGTGACGAAGTCATTGACGAAATGCTTGGCGAAGGCGTCGTCATCGATAACACGATCTATGTTGGCGTCGCATTTCCCAATGGTGGCGAATATGGAATTCGTGAAGATACGTTGACTCCGGTGTTCCCCGAAGAGCACGAAATCGAAATCGGTGAACGCGTTCAGTATGCCAACCCGTTCTTCACCGGGCATGAAATGGCAACGGTCTGCGACATCAACGAACACAGCTATGGAGTGAAGTTCGACAACAGATGGTTGCCGGATGGCTATTACTCCAAGGATTTTTTCACCAAAGAAGGAGTCAACTGATACATGGCGCGCATTAGCCAAGACGAAATCAATCCCGATGCCGGTACACCATCCGACTTCGAAGTCTTCCCCGCTGGGCCGCAGTCGATTCAACTGGTCGAAAGCGACATCGCACCCAACAGCAAGGGCACCGGCAAGGTCTTCAAGTTCAAGAGCGAGGTCACAGCCGGTGACTATACCGGCCGCTTCATCTGGGGAAACATGAACCTGACGAATTCCGCCAGTCCGATTGCAGAGAAGATCGGGCAGGAGGAATTCAAGGCGTTGCGTGAGGTCGTTGGCGTCATCGATGTCGATGACACCGAAGAACTGCATTTCAAGGAGTTCACGGCGGTCATCAAGATCACACCGGCCAAGGGTGAATACAAAGCCAAGAATGAAATCAACTGGGGTGCGACTTGGAAGCTGTTTTCCAACCCGGAAGGCGCTGCCAAGGATGCAGCGGCGAACGATAACAACAAGGCCGCTGCGAACGACAACAAGTCAACGTCGGTTGGTGGTCGTGTGCCTGCCGGTAGCGGCACCGCCGGTCGCAAGCCTTGGCCGAAGGCTGCCTGATGATGATGAAAGCATTAGGCGTTATCACGTTGTCAGTCTTCATCATCTGCATCAGTCCGGTGATCGGCGTTCTGGTCGGTGCGTTCTCCGGCTGGGTTGTTTCGGTGTTGGCCCCGGTATGGGTGACATCGGGCCTTGGTCTGTTGGGCATCCACATCGTGGCTACTCAATTGGTTGAACTGGGTGCGGCCCTTGGATTCCTTGGTGGCTTCTTTCGAGTCACCAAGGCGTCAGTCAAGGATTGAATGATGCCAGCAAAACCACATCTGGGCCAGATCAGTGACTGGCGATTCTCCGTCGCCAAGAAAGGCTTCGTGGTGTTCGGCGTGTTCGTCGACGCCACCAAGAAATCGAAGAACCCTCTGACACAGCTATACGGCCACACCAGCCGCGTGCTGTTCCACAATGAAGCGACCGGCGAAATCGAAACGCTCAACAGTCGCTACACGCTGACGACACCGGCCGAAGTGCCGATGTCGCAAAGGCTTTAAGCCAAAGACGTTCGGGGGTGAAAGCTCGCGGCCACAAGTCGCTATGTACGTCAAACCCCCACACTCTTTCGAAAGTCATCATGGTCAAGATCGCAGCAGAGCTATACGCGCCACCGCCGCCGACTCTGACGGTCGACGCGATCTATGCGGCCTATGTCGCCGCGCGCGAAGACTGGGACTCGCTTGGCATCGATGTCGGCATTCTGGGCACCGAGTGCGACCGCCAGCTTTGGTACAATCTGCACTGGGCTAGTTACGGTGAAGACATCAACGGCCAGAAACTGCGGCTGTTCGAAACCGGCAACATCGAAGAAACCCGCGTCATCGAAGATTTGCAACGCATCGGTGCGCAAGTGTTCGGTCAGCAAGATCGTATCCGGTTTGTCGCGGGCCATGTTCGTGGCAAGCGCGATGGTGCCGTGATCGGTCTGCCGGAAGCCCCGGTCACCGAGCATCTATTGGAAATCAAATCGTCGAACCACAAGAACTTCGTGCCGTTGCGCAAGAAAGGCGTCAAGGAAGTCAAGCCGCTGCATTACGTGCAGATACAGCTTGGCATGCACGCGTTCAAAGAAAAGCGCGCAATGTATCTGGTCGTCAACAAGAACGACGACGACATTTATCAGGAGCGAGTCGAATATGATCTGGAATTTTGTACGCGGATATTGGCACGCGCTGAATCGATTGTGCGCGCGCAAGAACCACCGTCGCGCATCAGCGACGACCCTAGCTTCTTTGGATGCAAATTCTGCCGACATGTGGAAGTGTGTCATCATCAGGCGTTACCAAGGACCACTTGCCGTTCTTGCATCCATTCCACCGCCGTATTGTCCGGGGATGCTCATTGGTCCTGCGCCCGATGGAACAAGCCGCTGAGCTTCGACGAACAAAAGGCCGCCTGTCCCGCACATCTATTCAACCCGGCGCTGATCCCGGCCGAACAGATCGATGCCAGCGATGAAGATGAGACGATCACCTATCGCCTGAAAGATGGAAGCATCTGGGTTGATGGTCAGGCCGCCGCATGATGTTTCTTTACATCGTCGGATTGGAAGGCCGCACCGATGTTTGCAAGATCGGCATTTCCAGCAACGTTGCCCAACGCCTTGGCGATCTGCAAACCGCCAACCCGGATGTTTTGTATTGTTATCGCGCTTGGCAGTTCACCGAACGTGCCGATGCGTTGAAAGCCGAACGCAACATTCACGCGTTGCTGTTTCGAAAATATCGCAGCCGTCGCGGTGAATGGTTCTTCGTATCACCGGGGCGGGCTGAACGTATCGCCAGACAATGGATCAAAGGATCAATCGCATGAACATTCCAGACGCTGTCTTCACCGCATTCGAAGAAATCGCGTTGTCGCTCAAGACAGAGGGCTTCACCCAGTATTCGGCCGACTCGATTCTGCATCGCATCCGATGGCACTACAATGTTGAAATCGGCAACCGCAGTTTCAAAGCCAACAACAACTGGACTCCGGTGCTGGCGCGTTGGCTGATCGCCAAGAATCCAGAATTCGCAACGTTCTTTCAACTACGGCACACGGCAGCCATGGATTTTGAACTGCTTGAGAATAGAAAGGCTATCGCATGAGCAAACTTTCAGCAGCAAACGCAACGCGACAACTCGAATGGGATATCGACAATCAAATCGACCTGTCCTATCGCGGCAACGAACTGGCGGGCGAGGTCGGCGAAGCCTGCAACGTCATCAAGAAACTTGAACGCGAGCGCATGGGCATCCGTGGTTCGCGCGACACCGTCGAACATCTGATGGAAGAACTCGCTGATGTGGTGATCTGCGTTGACCTGATCGCGTCCCGACTTGGTTACGATCTGGATCACGCCGTGCGCGAAAAATTCAACGCGACATCTGAGAAATACGGCCTTCTAACTCGTATGGCTTAATGCTTGAACTTCGTCCCTACCAGACCGATGCCCTCGCCGCCTTGTACAAATATTGGGACAATGGCGGCGAACATCCGCTTGTCGTGATGGCCACCGGCACCGGCAAGTCACTGGTACAGGGCACGCTGGCGCAACAGTTGATCGAAGGCTATCCGCTGTTGAGAATTATTGCCGTGACGCACGTCAAGGAACTGATCGAACAGAATTTCAAGGAACTGATCGGCATCTGGCCACTGGCAAATGCTGGCATGTATTCGGCCGGTCTGGGCCAGCGCAATCTGAGCGCACGGATTCTGTTCTGCGGCATTCAGTCGATTCATACGAAGGCTAAGTCACTGGGCCACGTCGATTTGGTCATGATCGATGAATGCCATCTATGCCCGCGCAATGCCGACACCATGTACGGCCGCTTCATCACGGCGCTACTCGAAATTAATCCCGACATGCGGATCGTCGGTTTCACCGCCACGCCGTACCGCACCGACTCCGGTCGCCTTGATGAAGGCGACGAACGGCTGTTCACCGACATCGTTTTTGACTATGGCATCGCACAGGGAATTAAAGATGGATACCTCTCGCCGCTATCTTCCAAGGGAACTGATACGGGCTTTGATCTTAGCGACGTGGCTAGACGTGGCGGCGACTTCGTACCCGGATCACTACAGACCGCCGTCGACAAGGCCGATACGACACGTGAAGCCGTGGCCGAAATCGTTCGGGCTGGCCGGAATAGACGTTCGTGGCTGGTCTTCTGTGCAGGGGTGGAACATGCCATCCACGTCCGTGATGAAATACGCAGCCATAGCATCACGTGTGAAGCAATTACTGGTGACACACCGGATCATCAGCGCGACCTCTGGATAGCTCAATTCCGCGCTGGCACCATCACAGCACTGACCAATAATTCCGTCCTGACAACCGGCCTGAACGCGCCCTATATCGATCTAATCGCGGGATTACGTCCGACCCTGTCGGCCACGCTTTACGTGCAGATGGCTGGCCGTGGAACCCGGCCGATCTATGCGCCGGGGTTCGATCTGAGGGAACTTTCTGGACGGTTGACGGCCATCACGGCGGGGCCGAAGCCGAACTGCCTCTATATGGATTTCGCGGGCAACGTGCGCCTGCACGGCCCTGTCGACCTCGTTGAAGCGAGGAAACCCGGCAAAGGTGGCGGTGAAGCCCCCGTCAAGGAATGCCCTGCCTGCCGCGAACTGGTGCACATCAGCGCGACCGAATGTCCGTGTTGCGGTCACCTGTTCGATATCAATGAAAAGCCAAAGCACACCGCGACCGCCGAAGTGTTGCCGGTGCTGTCGACCGAAGCCCCGCCATGGCTCAAGGTGCAGTCGCGCAAGTTTGTGCACCATGAGAATATGGAAGGCGCGGAAAGCGTGCGCGTCGAATACATGGCCGACTTCACGTCGTACAAAATGTGGCTATCGCTCAAGAAGGCCAAGAGCCGCGCGGATAAATTCTGGCGCGATCACTCTGCCACCAACCCGCCGCGCGATGTCGAAGAATTTCTGTACCGGCAAGGTGAACTGAATCAGACCAACAAGATTCAGGTTCGGCGAAAGAAGGGCAGCAAATATTCCGAAATCGTCGGCATCATCGCTGCTCATCATCATACGGAAGCCACGGCGCAATCACTTGCGGCCTAGCTTTCTTGCGGATGGCCGCGCGGCGTTTGGCGTTGATCTTTTGATCTTCGTCATATTTGACACTGGCACACGGCGCACAGCGCAGCGCATTCTGTGCGGTTACCCCGGTGCCGCAACCGAGACATTTCTTTACGGGTTTTGCGACACGTACCGTGTCGCCGATACCAAACGCTTGCGAATTACGAGTGGAGTATGACGGCATGACTATCCCAACCATGATTGTTCTCGAAAACGAAATCATCGGGCCGATTGGCTTTGTGCATTTCTCAGTGCCGGTGTTGCACATAGAGCATCAGGGCAAACATCAGGCCACCAACCAACCAGCAAATGACGACGTGTTGCATGTACCGATATTAGACAAAAAAACTGATCGAGACTGAGCAATATTGACCATCTTTTCAAAATATTCCGTCCTACAGTAACCACCATGACAGGGGGACAATACATAGCAATCGGGATGACGTTGACGTTGTGGCTTCACGTCATGATCGAATATGTCGCGTATCTGGTGAGGGCAATGCAATGATCGGCTGGATATTTTACGGATTGACGGCGGCTTC